GTGTCGGGCCACGCGTGACGTAGGGGGGGGTCTAGGAGACTCCTTAGAGGGGGTATATGGGCCGTTTTCATCGCTTGGGCGTGGCAGGGGGCAGGGGGCTAGGCGCCTTATTCTTGCCGCGTCTGGCATTCACGTGAGGAAATAATCCGCACGCGTCTGAGTTCACGGTGCGTTGGATCTCCTTAGCCCTGGCACGCATCCAGAAGTGGGAGCGGCCATACATCTTCCCGATGAGGCGAGACGACAGACAGCCGGGCAGACTGAGCGCCCAGCGTATCAGCTCGACGTGTCGACGGAAGGCGAAGTTGTCGGTGCAGGCCAGAGCATCCATGAAGCCCTTGAGCATGACGCCGACATGATCGCGGGAGATGAACGCATCGACCTCCTCGCGTCTGCCGATGTCAGTCGGGTTGAACGCCCAGTCAGGATGATTGGCGTCGATGTTGAAGACGTGCCTAGGTTGCGCCATCTCAGCGTAAGGCAGCACGCCGTTCTCTCGCATCTTCTCTTGGACCTTTTTCGGCTGGGCAAAGAACCAAGCGTCAAACGACTTGGCCTCCTTAGCCGGAGCCGTCAGGTCGTTGAGCCTAGCGCGTGTCACGCGTCACAGCGTCAACTATCTTGACGGCGGGGCAAGTGGCAAAGGTTGTGCCAGTATCCGTCCATGTCGAACCGTAGCATCGCCTTACGGGTGAAGCGATAGGTCAGTGATGAGTACTTGCCCGAGTAGTCCAGGGTCTGCTCGACGATGTCCTTGAGTTCCGCTGACGTCATCTTTGCCGGCCATGTGCTGATCACTTCCCTCAGCTCCATGTCTTTCCTTTCCTTGACTGCCTTGGCGGCCTCGGTGGCCTGCTGCCGGATATGCTCCATCCTCTCAGGCTGTTCCCTCCAGGACTTCTGCCGTAGCCGGGTCAGGGCCAGCTTACGGAGGACCCATCCTCTCCGCGCGGTGGTACGGTTAGGTTTGGTCATCGCGTTAGACTTGCGGCCTCGCCAGAGACTCGGTCGAACCCCGAGCGTCAGCGACAAGGGGTGAGACTAGAGTCACCCTTGTACGTAGTACAGGGACGGAAGTTGAGTTGGAAGTTGAGAAGGGATTTGACATTGGCTTTAGGGTGGGGGTCAGGGTGTTGACCCTCAGTTGACCTTAAAACGCCTTGGCGACCCCTTGGAGGGGCTGGAATCGCTATGCCTTGGGGCGTTGTCGGGTAGGCTTTCGGAGGGGGGCTGGCTGTATTCCCAGCGGATGACCCCCTTCTCGGCGGCGTGGCGGATGTAAATCTCGCCCTTGAACTGGTTCGCGTGGTCCTTGAGACCGGCACGGCCTCGGCGCTTGGTCAGGCCGAACTTGTAGATCGGCTCCTCGCCCTGGCATCGAAACAAAGTCGCAATTTCTCGAAAATAATTCGGAAACTCACTGCTCCCAATACCACTATATGCGAGGTCGGCAACGGTCTGTCCGTCCTTATCCCCGTTCTTTGGTTTGCCGGTGTGGTGCATGGCGACGAGAACGGCGCCCGTCTCGAGGAGGATGGGGGCTAGGTCATGGCGCAGGAACTTGGTGACCTCTTCCTGGGCTGAAACGTCTATTCCGGCAAAACTAAGCAAAGGGTCACAATAAAAAATATCGGCTGAATGCCTGACGATAAGCTCACGCATCTGAGAGGTGAAGGTCGTTCCCGTGCTGGTCGTGTCGCGGTAGATCACCAAGTTTTCGCTCAACAAGGCACGCTCTTCGCTGTCGAGGTAAGCACCGGCGACGATGTCCTGAAGCGGCTCTCCAATGTCCAAGAAATCATTTTCAGCCTGCAGGATGATTGAGCGTAGAGGCTTAACAGGCTTGATGCCGAAGAACTCGCGTCCAAGCGCCCAGTGAATCGCGGCCTGCATCATCAGGGACGACTTGCCCGTGCCGGACTGCCCGACGATCAGCAGAGAACCCCCCTTGCATAGCCAGCGGTTGCCGATGACGTTGTTCGGGTCGTTCTTACGATCTGCGGCAAGAAGGGCATCAAGGTCCATCCGCTGCGGACCGGCGACCTTTTTGCGCCCCTTGCGCGTCTCGGCGATGGTGGCATAATGGTCGAGCAGGGTGTCGGGGTCGGTGGCCTGTTCGGCGGCGACCAGGGCACGGCGGAGGATGGCCGCGTCCGCGATCATGTCGGCGTGCTCAAGGCGGAAGGACGCTTGGCCTGCGTCACTGACCAGGAGCGAGACGGTGGCCTCGGTCACCGGGCTGTTGACCTGGCGTAGGCGCTGGCTGACCGTCAGCTCATCAGGGGCGACACCATCGACTGCCAGCGAAAGCATGGCGGCGGCGATGTCCTGATGGGCTGGCTCGAAGAAGTCGGAAGGCTGGAGGTCGCCCGGTAGGTGGGCGGCTTCGCGTAGGAGGACGCCGAGGAGGTGGCGTTCCGCGGCGACGTTATTCGGCGGGATCATGGCCTTAGATGTTAAAGTAAGTCTGATCCGTATGGCCTTCGCTTGCGTCGTATCTCTTGGACTCGCCCTTAGGATAAGTTTCAATAGGATACTTCAACGCAGACAGTATCGACTTCTTCTGACCCTTGGTTCCGACGATGTAGATGTAGCGATGTTTGCGCGGGCGTTCCTCTAGATAAAAATCATCCCCAAACTTTGCGCGCATGAACTCTGCCCTGTTTTCGTGTCCCTTGCTCATGTCTGCAATTGTCTGGCCGTGAAGATGCTCCATGCCTTTAACTTTCCAATCTGTCCTCTTAGCTGAAAGACCCGTATAGATGAAGTTTGTAGCCTGATAAACGTAACCTACATGGCCTTGATGGGTGTCAGCATAGGAAACCACGATTGAAGGTTTAGGAAGTTTTGACAGAGAATTACCAACCAGAATTGAGGCTAGGTTCTTTCGGCTCTCACAGCATAGCCTGTTCAATTCTAAAACACTTGATGACCATTCAGGGCCACAAACCCCATCCCTGAGCGGAGATGAAGAAGGGCAGCCATAGGTGACGACTCCAATCATAGTCTCGCCTGAGAAAGCGGCGAAGGCGTGAGAGATTGGGCAAAGTCTTTTGGCGTAATGCTTGTTGAGCAGCCATGGATGAACGTCAGCAGGGTCTACCCGTCTGACAACGATGTTGTCTTGGTGTGGCATGGAAGAGAGGGTTGGGGATGTGGGCGTGGGTGCCCGCGGTCAAGATGCTTTGCGTAGGATGCGGTCGAGGTCTGACTTGCGGTAGTAGGGGACGCTCCGCGGGTTACGGAGGATGCGGACAGGGAGGGCCATGCCGTCGATACGGTATTGCACGCCGCGGACGGTGCGCCGGTGCTTGTGGGCATACTCGGAGAGGGTGACCCATCCCTTGGGGGCCTTGAACTTGTCGAGGGCTTCAGCAGCGGCCTTGGCGGCGGCCCAAGTCTTGAACCTGGGCGACAGGCGATAGATGAAGCGGCCTCGGCGGATGGTCTTCTGCTCGGCGTAGCCCGCCTTGACGATTCGGGCGAGCGGCAGAGAGACACCGGCCCGGGTCTTGTAGCCTAGGAGGCGGACGACCTCAGTCGTCTTGTGCCAGCCTTCGGGAGTGTCGTCGGCGTTGATCGCGGCGACGAGGGCGTGGGCGTCGAAGCGCTTCATAGCACAGCCCCCCACTGCTCTGCCATTGCTTCGGCAACACCTTCAAAGGTTTTGCTGCTCTGCTTGGCGTTTTTGCTTACTCCGATTGAGTAAGAATGCCCACGCTTCTTTCCTCCAGTGTTAGAGGGTAGGTATGGCTTGTGCTCTTTGACCATATTGGTGGGAACTAGCATTGGCAGATTTTTAAGCCACAAAAGCGTGCGCTTGCTGTATGCGTGACCAAACTGCCAAGGCTGTATTGCCTGGGTGTGTTCTGGCAGATCGTAAACCTTCATGGGCGTAGGGTTCTCAACGGCGATAAACTTTGCTTTAGCGTTCAGCATAGCATTGAAGAAATCCTTGGCAGCTAGTCCTAGTGAAAGCCTTTGTTGGTTTAACTCTCCGCCAGCATAAAGCCATCGAGCACCGGCCTTGCTAAGGTATGTGCATGGAGGGTGGGCGATTACCAAATCCCATCCTGCGTTGATGTGCTTAAGTACGTCGTCCTTGATATGCCATTCTGGATGGCCTCCAGAGCAGTCCTGCACGTCGCAACTGTAAGCTTCAAATCCTCTAGCCCTGAAAGCCTTGCATACCGTTTGGCTTTCTTCGCAAGCAATGAGTATGCGCTTCATCGGGCCTTCGGGGTGAAGACCTTGAGGTCAGTAGTCCAGACCCAGCGGGAGCCGACGCGGTGAACGAGCCAGACCTTCCAGTCCTTGCCGTCGACCCAGCCAGCCGCGAAGCCTGAGCCCCAGCGGGAGGTCGCTAGGCGGTGTGAAGCGTAAGCCATGGCGTCCTTCTGGCAGAGACAGCCGGCGGAGAAAGCGGCGCCGCCTTCGGCCTTGGTCAGGTTGACTTGGGCGAGCGTGTGCGTGTGGCCGTGGATCAGAGCGCCTCCGCGGTCGGCGTAGTGCTTACCCTGCTCGGCGGTGGCGTTCAGGCCGTGGGCGTAGCCGTGGATAAAGGCGACCTGACCTAGGCGGTAGACACCCTTCTCGGCGTGGTAGGGGAGGATGGTCTTGGCTCCGCAGCTCTTCGCGGCGGTCTTGATGCGGGCCTCCAGGTCGGCGCAGTAGTCACGCACCAGGGCGGAGCCGGAGGTGTTCTGGAGGGCTTGGGCGCGGTGCTCGTGATTGCCCATCAGGTAGACGGTGGGCTTCGTGCGCTCAAGGAAGGCTTCACCGGCCTCGATGTCGGAGATGAGGGACTCGGCGCCTTCGGCATCCTGCCCGGCCCCACGGCGCAGGGATCGGAAGTCGAAGCAGTCGCCGAGGTGGACGCGCACGGTCGGCTTGTAGTCCTTGATGAACTCGACGAGGGCCTCGACGGCGTTCTCGTCGGCCATGTCGCCGTGGTTATCACCGAAGGCTACGAAGCGGGTGGGGCTGCTCATCGGATGTTAATGTAAGGGATGGGCTTCCCGGCGTCGAAGGCCGCCAGCATCTCGTCACGGCGCTTGCGGGCGGTCTCAAGGTCGCTGGCGATGTTCTCGACGATGTCCTTGCCGCGGCGACGCAGGCGGAACCAATAGCAGTCACCGAGTTTCTGGAGGTGGTGGTTCGGGTTCTCGGCCTTGATGTAGGCGGGCTTGTCGTTACGCCCGGTGCGGGTATACTTCGGGCAGGCCAGCAGGAAGGCCACGCGGTCGGGGGACAGGCCGACCTTGTTCGCCCAGCGCAGCGTGTCGGTGTTCAGAGTTTCCATGAGCGGGCGAGGTTGCGGCCTTCGGTCATGATCGCGTTACGCGAGGACGGCCTGAAGATATACTCCTGGTCGAAGAGGTGGGACGCGCGTATCTCGGCGATGCTGTCCAGCTCTTCGTCGTTGGCCGGACCGACCCCAGCGGTGGCGACGTAGATGGTGCGGACCTTCCAGCCCTTCTCCCAGAGGATGTCCTGGGCCACTCGAAGCTCGTTAATATACCTCCAATCAGAAGTCACCACAGTCTCTGGGGAGGGTTGGTCGTGATGCTTCATGACCGGCACCCAGTTTGCGAAGTGGCGGGCGAAGACGTCCGAATCTAGGCGCCGTGCGAACTTGCCGAAGTTTACCAAGGCGTCCCGATTATCGCATTTAAACTGCTCGTTAAAAAACGAACCGTCTAGGCCGAGATAATCGAGAAAATGATTGGACGCTTCTTTGAGCGAGTCTGCTAGATTGATGTGCTCGGCGGGGCGGGTAGACCACTCGAGGATGCCGGAGGCGAGGGTGTCCTTGCCCGCCCTGGCGTAGCCTGCGATCAGGACGAGCGTCGGGGCGGACATCGGCGTGGGTGCTTCAGTCACGGGATTAGAAGGGGACGCCTTCGGGGGGCAGCGGCTCTTCGGGGGCAGTCGGCTTCTGGGAGCCGCGCGGGTAAGTCATCTTGTACTTATACTGAGGCTTACCCTGCCACTCGCCGTTGGCCTCGACCTCGACGCCGACGAGGATGGTCTGACCGCAGGCGGGCTCGAGATACTGCATATACTCGGCAGGGGTCGCGTCCAGACGGATCTCGTTGGTATACTTGCCGGAAAACTTGCCGACGAGCATGGCGAGGGCCTTGCCGTATTTGCTGGAGAAGTTCTTCGACAGGCAGAAGCCCTTGTCGTCGACGAAGAACAGGCGGCAGGACGTGGTGCCGTCCTCCCACTGTTTGACCTTCTCGAACTTGGGCTTGATCAGTTTGAGGCGGTACGTGCCGTTGGTGCTGATCGAGGTTAAGGGCGGGCGGTCGTTGTTATCGGTGGTCATGGTATTAGGCGAAGTTGATGTTGGTCGCGGCGCTGGGCTTGGCGGCGATGTCGATGGTGGTGATCTCGGTCTGGTAGCCGGGCCAGTTGCCCGAGGCGGTGCATTCCTTATACAGGGTCAGCGCGCGCTCGAAGTCGAAGGCGGCGTTGGTCATCAGTTCCGGCCCTAGCTCGTAGACCGCGTGGGCGTAGGGCGGCTCCTTCTCGACGGCGATGAAGCGGAAGCCAAGGACGCGGCACTTGTAGGCGGACTCGACGGCGTGCCGGTAGAAGTAAGCCTGAAGAGCATACTTGTATTTGCGGACGGACTGAAGGAAGCCGTGCGGGCTGGCATCCTCACAGGTCTTCAGATCGTAGATGTAGCCGTCGTCGGAGATGCCGTCGATGGCGCACTTGACTAGGGTATCGCCGAGGAAGGCGGTGAACATGACCTCGGTCTTCGTCAGGACGATGCCATTGTTCTTCATGCAAGCCGCGGCGGAGTTGGCCACGGCGTCGACGAGGGCGCCCTCTTCGGCGGTAAGGATGGCCTTGCCTTCGTTGGCGGTGACAAAGTCCTGCCACGCCTGCTTTCCGTCTTTGGTCCGCTTGTCCACGTCCGGGGCGATGGCGTGCGTGGCGTTGTAGGCGTCGAGGCCCTCAAGGGCGAGCTTGTGGACGGCGGTGCCTACCCTGAGGGCCTTGCTGTCTTCGCGGGTGCGGGCAAGGTAAGCCTGGTAGTGGGCGGGGGACTTGAGCAGTTCCTTCGCGCCGGATTGGTTGAGCGCTTGGATGCCGTCATAGATGACGCGTTCGGTGATG